ATGATGTCCTCCAGTTGTGGCAGATCCAACCGGGTAAGGTTTCGAGTCCCCACAGCGTAACTCTTGACCTGTCCGCTCAAAAGGGCCAGATAGGCCGTCTGCGCTTGTTCCAGCGCCTTCCGCCGGAACTCCAAACGGCTCTTGATGACCGTCTTGCTTGCCATGCGCTTCCCTCCTTCCGGGCACGAAAAAAGCGCCGGTTTCCCGACGCTGCCCGCATTATTTATTTACCATTCGTCCGCCGCGTTCTGCCGTTTCACGACTCCACGCCTGCGTGTCCGTGTAGGCTGGGCCGTTGCTGGTTCCGGCGTACCCTTCAAACGACGCTCCACAGCGTCCATGTCAGGGTCCAGCACCCGCAGGGCGGCCATGGCATAGTTACGGCAGTCCAGAGGTTCGTTCCGTTCGTGGCCTTTCAGGACCTTCCAGACCGTGCGCTTTCGCCCCCGCTCCAATGTTTCCTCCTGCACCTCAGACATGAGGCCGGTGAAGTATCGGTAATCGTACCCCGCCTCCGGGTCCCGGTTAAAATGGCAATACTTCGGCCCAGGCTCCAGCGCCAGCAGAGAGCCTTTCAGGATGTCCGCCTTACCAGAGTCCACGCCGATGGTATAAAGCCACGTTTCACCGATGGCCCGACCGTTGACGGTAATTTTTACCTTGGACGGCGGGCGGGTGTATGGTTCTCCGTCGCCGCCTTTGCCCTTGATGGCAAAGACGCGCTTTCCCAACCGGGCGCGGCACTGCTTATAGACACTCTGCGTCTTATGGCCGCCGGAGTCTACGAAGGTCAGAGAGATGGTCAACCCGCGTCCGCTTTCGAATTTGTAAACGTGGTCGATCACATCATCCAGCCGGAGCCAGACTTCGTCATCGTTCGGGTCGCCCATGATAACGCCCTTCTTGATCCCCCAGCTTTCGCCGTAGTGCCCCCAGCCAACCACCTCATACTCCAGACGGTCGTCCTGGGTATCCACACCGCAGGTCAGAACTAGAACGCCCTCCGGCAGTTCTACCGGCGTCCCGTCCTCACAGGTCCCGTAGTCCTCCCGGCGGGCCATCATATCATCCTCGCTTGCCAAGCCGCCGCGGTCCTCCCATAGCTTGCCGAGTTTCGTGTTGTATACCACCTGGAGCTTGCGCGGGTCTTTCCGGGCATCCAAAAACTCATAGACGATTTTTCCCCATGGCTGCCAGGGAGAAGCGAATCCGTTGAGCCAGAAAGAGCGGTGCCCCTTGTTGATGGCCTCCGGGTTGTCCGCATCCCAGCGGGCCGGTTGCTGTCTCATTTCCTCCTCGGTAGAGATACAGGCACAGGAGGGGCAGCACCACGCAACGCTCGTCACCTTGTAGTCGGTCTTTCTGCCAGCCTTGAAGGTGTCGAACTCAAATTTGATGTCATCAAAATCTATCTCGTGCCATTCCCCACAATGGGGGCATTGGTGTTTCCACCGCTCCTGTGTGCCATCGTCGAAGGCATCAGCAATTGGACTTGCTCCCTTGACGGTACAAGTGGACACGTCCACCAGCTTGGCGTTGTAGTAGGTGATGGTTCGGGCATCCGCCAGTTTCCATGGGTCGCCCTCTGTGCCTGCGGACAGCGCCCAACGGTCCCGCTCGTCGCCGAAGATATAGCGTACCGGCGTGGATGCCAGAGCCGCCGGGGAGTTGGAGCCGATGATGGACAGCGCCCCGCCGGGGAATGACTTTTCCTGCACGGTGTTGGCGCTGTCTCTCCCCTTGGCATCGGC